AAGTTAGCATTCTATACAGACCTTGGTGATGCTATGATGCGTTTTGCTTGTATGCCTACATATTCATCTGATGCATTCTTTAAACAAATTGAAAAGGTTGAGAAGTGCATGAACACTAGAAACCCACTAGATTCATTTAGAAGGTTTGAAGAAACATTTAAGGCTGATGAAAATAAAATTTATTATATCCATGCTGACCTTGCTCAAAAGCATGACAAGTGTGCAGTTGCTATTGCCCACGTAGATAAATGGGTAAACATTCAAGTAATTAAAGACTATGAACAAGTAGCACCAATAGTGGTTGTAGATGCTGTAGCCTGGTGGGAACCAAGAGCAGAAGGTCCAGTTAATTTATCTGAGGTAAAGCAGTGGATTATTAATCTACGTAGACAAGGATTTAATATCGGCATGGTTTCATTTGATAGATGGCAGTCATTTGATATTCAAAATGAACTTCAAGCCGTAGGTATTAGAACTGAAACTGTTTCGGTCGCTAAAAAGCATTATGAAGATTTGGCTATGATGATTTATGAAGAGAGAGTTTCTATTCCAAGAATACCAATTCTTCTTGAAGAAATGTCAGAGTTAAAAATAATGAAGGGTAATCGTGTAGATCACCCCCGTAAAAAATCTAAAGACTTAGCAGATGCTGTATGTGGAGCCGTATTTGGTGCCATATCTCATACTGCAAAGACTAATAATACAGAGATAGATGTCCATACCTGGAGTTCTAGCACTCGACTTGCACAAAAACAAAGGGATATGGTAGAATTAGAGAATCGGGAAATTCCTAGCGACGTTAAGGATTTCCTTGATAAATTCAATCTAATATAACAACTAATAAGGAGAAAGATGAATTCATTTAAGAAAGTATCGCTAATCATCGCTGCAGCCCTGACTAGCACAATGCTTGTATCGCCAGCGGCTAATGCCAATGCTGGAACTGTTACATTAACAGTAGCAGGCTCTGCAGCAACGGGTGGAACAGTAGTAACAACTCCTGTATCACTACCAGTGCCAGCAGATAACAGTATCGATGCAGCAGATGCATTGAAAATTGCTGTAACAGCAGTAGACACTGGAACAACAGTAACAGCAGTTGCAACTAATGCAACAATTGTTCCTGCGCTAGCAACAACAGCAGCACCAGTCACTGCATCAAACGGAACTTCAACACTATCAGTTGCAACAGGAACTGGAAACTCAGCAGACTTTTATGTATATACTAAAAGTACAGCAGTAGGATCAGTAGCAATTACTCGTGCTGGAACTACAACAGTTTACTTTGTGCAGGGTTCAAACTCAGCAGCAACAGCAAACTCTATTACACTATCTGCTCCATCATCAGGTGCAGCAGGCACATCACAGGTACTTAAGGTATCTGCATTTGACGTGTTTGGTAATCTAAAAGGTGGTGTGACAATTAACACACTAGTATCTGCAAATGGTGTTGCAACAGCAACAGCGCTTACAACAGATACAGCAACAGCAACTCTTGGAACTAAGGAACAGACAGTATCACTTCCTGCTTCAGGTTCAGTTACTGTTACAGCATATGCAACAGTAGCAACAGCCGTAACAGGTCTTGCAGCGCCAGTAGGCTCTGTAGTTGCAACAGTAGCAGTTCGTGATCTTGCAGGAGAACTTGCAGCAAGAACAGCAGAACTAGCAGTTGCTAATTCAGCACTTGCAGCAGCAAACACTGCTCTAGCAGCAGAAAAGGCTGGTCGTGCAACAGATAAAGTTGCAGCAGATAAGGCATTTGCAGAAGCAAAGGCAGCATCTGATCTTGCACTTGTAACTGCAAAGGCAGCATACAAGGCACAATACAATGCACTTGCTACAAAGTGGAACAAGAAGAATCCAAAGGCTAAGGTTGCATTAATTAAGTAATTAACTTAATAAATTAGGGGGTTAGCAAATGCTAGCCCTCTTTTTTATGGAAAAAAATGATATAATAAGATTATTAGTCACCACCACAGGCTAATAAAATGGAGAATAAATTAAAAAAATACTAATCAAAAGTGGATTAGTGGGGTTGCTTTTAACTTTATGGATGATATTTTCTCCTGTAAATTTTGCCAATGCTAACGAGCCTCCAGCCCCATCAGAGCAAGTGGTTGTAAGCCCAGCACAACAAGCAGTTAATACAGCACTTGCAACGGCAACTACTGAAGTTGCTCAGGCAGTTACAGCATCAACAGCAGCATCAACAGCAGCATCAAGTGCAGTTACAGCAGTCGTTGCTTCTAATGCAGAAGTAGCACAGGCAAACTCAGCAGTCACAGCAGCCGTAGCAGCGGTAGCAGAAGTTGCAAATACAACAACAGTCGTGGCAACAGCAACAGCAGTAGTTAGCGATGTAACAACTGCAATAACCTCAGTAACAACAGCGGTTGCAGCAATACCAGCAACTGCAACAACAGCAAGTCCAGAGGTGGAAACCGCCCAGGCAGCAGTTCAAACGGCAACTACAGTTATAACAACCGCAGCAGAGACAGTTATATCAGCATCTAACACTATTTCAGCAACACCTCTTACCACAGTTGCAGAGGTAGCAACAGCCGTAGCAATAGAAGCGGCACAAGCAGCAACAGCATCTACCTCTATACAAAATGCAACCGTTCAGACACAAGAGGCAAATACTTCAGTAGCAGCCGCAACTACGGCGGTAGCAGCAGTAAACACTGCACGGACAGAGGCTCAAACCCAATTAACTCAAGCAAATATAGCAATCAATAACGCTCAAGATGCAGTTAACGCCCTTGCAGCAACTATTGGTACAACAACAAATGTTTTATCTAATGTAGATGACGCTGGCGTTCGCATGAACCTACCGTTTAATTTACAGATGGGTGGAGTAACATATAACAATGTTTTTGTAGGCTCTAATGCGACAATTACCTTTGGGGTAAATGAAGGTGCAAATTATTACTCTACCCCTAATGCACCTTCTATTTCTATTGCAGGGTATGACTGGACTACCTGGAGTAATGGATCTGGAATTACATACTCAACAACTACTAATACACTGAGCGTTGCTTGGGATCTTAGAGTTTATCCTTTAACTACCGCCGATACACAAATGACTCAAGTTAGATTTAATGCAGATGTAAACCCATCAGATGGCGCATGGCAAGCAGATGTAAGTGTTACTGGACCCATTCCGAATGGCGCTAGATTTAATGTAAGAGAAACCACTAATGGCACTGTAACAGATATTAATAACACAAGCACTGCCACAGGATTTACTGGAACAATCAGTCAAGGCGCTGCATTTACTCCTACCCCTGATCCAGACAATGCTACAGTGTTAGCAGCAATTGATACAGCAAATGCACAAATTGCTACTCTAAATGCTGCCATTACAAATGTTGTGGCTACTAACACTGCCACCACTACAACAGTGTCAACAATTGCTCCTATTGCTATAATTTCTGCAAATACTATTACTCAGTTAAACACCGCAACTACATCATTGAATGACAAAATAGCAGCACTTGCAAATATATCTACTGCTGTTGAAAAAGTAAACACTGCACCAACAATTATTGAATCAGCACAAGCAGTTATCAATGCGGTTCCTGCACCTACTCCAGAGCCAATTCCTGAACCAATACCAGATCCAATACCAGAGCCACCAGTAGTTGAGCCACCCGCAGAAGAACCACCAGTAGAGGAACCACCAAGTGAAGAGCCTCCAACTGAAGAGCCACCAATAGAGGAGTCACCTGTAGAAGAAGAACCTACAGAAGAAACACCAATAGAAGAAACACCAATAGAGGAAGAATTACCTATAGAAGAACCTATAGAAGAAACTGTAGAAGAAACTGTAGAAGAAGAACTACCTGCTGAGGAACCAGAAGCGGGATCTGAAGAAGCAGTAGAAGAATCTGTTGATGATGCATTATCTGATGGCAAAATAGATTCAGAAGAAGCAGAAGATATATTAAATGAACTTGCAAGTGATGGTGAAGTAACTGCAGAAGAAGTTCAAGATCTTGCAGATGCTTTATCCGAAGATGGAAAATTAACTAATGCAGAAAAAGAATTAGTAGCAGAGGCTCTTGTAGAGTCTATTGCTCCTGGAGAATCTTTAACTAAAGAACAAATACAAGAGGCTGGCATTGAGTATAAAGATTTGCCTGCAAATACACCTGTTGAAGTTCGTCAAGATGAAAACGGTAACGAAGTTGTTATTACTGCAGAGGTAGCAGCATCTTTGGTATTGCTTGAAAATCCTGCAGATCTATTATCAACAGCATTTTCAGATCCTGGAGCAGCACTTCAAGCACTAGGAAACATAGGTGCAGATATGTCAGATGAAGAAAGAGAAGAAGCAACAGATATGGTTGTTGCAACAGTTGTAGCAGCAGGCGCAGCAATTAATGCAGCAGCAGTTGCCACAGGAGGAGCCACTGGAGGTGGCACTGGGGGCGGAGGAAGTTCTGGTGGAGGTTCAGGAGCCAATTCACCAGGTTCACGAGGAGGAAGAAAATGGTAAGAATAATAAAGAATATCCTAAAGGATATGGTAGACCAGGCATGGACTCTTCTTGGAATGTTTATTGCCTGGGTTGTCTTGGATGGTAGTGCCAAAACTATTGTTGGTTATGGAATCATAGCAACAACAGCGTTATGGGTTATAACTAGTCCAATTAGAAATAAACAAGATGGAGATGAATAAAATGGCAGTTAAAAAAATAGAAGAAGAGCCAACACAGGTAGGCACTGGTGCTATTGCTAGTATCAATAATATCATTATGCGTATTATTGCGGTATTCGCAGCATCAGGACTTTCTGTAATTGGAGCAGGGGCAGTAGTAGGAATCAGCACAGTACAGGCTGTAATCCTTGCTGGAACCCTTGGAGTAGCCACTGTAGTTGAAAGACTAGCCCGTGGGTTCCTAGATGACGGCAAATTGACCGTATCAGAAATCAATGCGGCTTTCTCAGCAGTTGACAAAAAGGCTAAGTAATCATTATTGACCTTGCTTGACAGCCCTCACCAGGCGATGGTATACTTAAATATACCAATCTGGGAGAGGGCTTTGTCATGACTTGTATTGCTGTAGTCAAACATGAAGGTAAGATCTATATGGCTGGAGATCGTGGTGCCTCTGATGATGGAACAATTTTAGCACTTGATGCACCAAAAGTTTGGAAGATAGGTCCATACCTAATTGGGTATGCTGGATCAATGGACGGTGAAAGAATTAGATATAACTTTAAACCATCATCACCAAACATTAAAGATATAGATAGGTTTATGCAAACAAGGTTTATCAAAGAACTTCGTGATTTTTACAATGAGTTTTGGGTAGACACATCAAAAGAAGGTGATCTTGGTTTAATTATTGGTGTTCGTGGTGAAATATATGAACATAGTTCTGTAGACATGTCTTTATCTAAGTATACAGTTCCATATCTTGCAATGGGGTCTGGAGCAGAATATGCTTATGGAGTTTTATATGCAACAGATAAACAAAAGAATGCAAGGAATCGTGTAGTATCAGCAGTCTCAGCAGCAATTAAATTTAACCCATCATGCATGGGTCCAGTTGACGTGGTGAGCATTTAAGGATATACTTAGGTATGGATGAAATAGAAAATATCTTAGATGATATATCAAGTTATGAAGAGTTTGAGATTTGGTTAAATAACGGAATTGATCGGGGCTGGATAACAGAACCGTTCTGTAATACACATGAAGGAGATCCCTTTATGACAGACGAAGAGTCAGAAGAGTGGGAAGCAGGTGGCGACCCATGTCAAGTAGTAATCAAAATAAAGGAGCAATAATGAAAAAAATAGCAGTGGGGTTAATTGCAGTATTTGGCTTAACAATATTACAGCCAGCATATGCAGAAGATAAAAAGTCAATTGTAATTATTGACACAGCAGTAGATACATCTTTACCAGAGTTACAAGGAAAGATTGTTCACGAGGTTTGTTTAATGGAAGAACTTCGTTGTCCAAACAAGAAGTCTTTCATGGAAGGTCCTGGATCAGCAACACTTCCAGTTCCGCAGGTATATTCTGGAGGATTTGGTCACGGAACACAAATGTCTTTGGTTGCAACTAGAACTAATCCAAACATTAACATTGTCTTTATTCGTATATTTCCTATGGATAAAAATGGAAATGTTGCTACAAGTGCTGCTAATGCAAACAGTACTGTAAAGCAGGCTCTTGATTGGGTTATTACAAACAAAGCAAAGTTTAATATTGTTGCAGTATCTGCATCAGTTGGTCAGAGACCAACAAAGCGTGGTGCAACTTATTGCTCTATCAATAAATCCGATGCTGGATTAAAGTCTTCAATTGCATCTCTAAAGTCAATTGGCGTAGCATCTGCATTTGCTGCAGGCAATGATAGAGACAAAGAAAGAATTAATTATCCAGCATGTCTATCTGATTCAGTTGCAATTGCTTCTGTTAGTGATAGAGGAACTACAGAAACATACAACAATGAATCTGCAGATATTGATTTTTATGCTCTTGGAAGATATGATTTGCCAACTGGAAATGTTTCAGGAACATCTTCTGCAACTGCTGCTTTTGCAGCATATTGGGCTAAGTCATATGCTGGTAACTATCAAACCACATACGACTATCTAAAGTCTATTGCAATAACATCAGATACAAACAGGGCTAATACTGTCGTTGATGTTTTAAAGTAAAAGGTCTTGGTCTGTAACTCAGTTGGCAGAGTGAGAAACTGTTAATTTCTAAGTCGTAGGTTCGAGTCCTACCAGACCAGCCAAGCGAATATTGCATAGTGGTAGTGCGTAACCTTGCCAAGGTTAATGTGCGGGTTCGATTCCCGCTATTCGCTCCATGCCCTCATCGTCTAGTGGTTAGGACATCACCCTTTCACGGTGGTAACAGGGGTTCAATTCCCCTTGGGGGTACTAAAAGTTTGGTATAATAGTATTGTATCTGCCTACGGGGGATACATTAACTTATTCGCTTGAAAGGGGAATAAAATGGTAACACAGTTCGCAATGGATCTATTCAATGATCCTTTTTTTATTGGCTTTAATAGAGAACTAAGCCGTCTCAATACAGCACACAAAACAAACTCACAATCATATCCTCCATATGATCTTCTTAAACTAGATGAAGATACATACAAGTTATCTCTTGCTATTGCAGGATTTACAAAAGAAGATATTGATGTTTCAATAGACAATGGAACACTTATTATTAAAGGTGAGATTGTTGAAGTAACAGATGCTGAAGTTGTTCACAAGGGTATTGCTGGACGAAAGTTTACTCGTTCATTTGCTCTTGGAGAATATATGGAAGTTACTGGTGCAGAACTTAAGGATGGTATGCTCAATGTAAACATTGATCGCATTGTTCCAGAAGATAAGAAGCCTAAAACAATCAAAATCAAGTAGTACAATATAAATGTCCCCACACAGGACCTTAGAGATGGTTTAGTTACCCATTTATATGACCGTGGCTATTGTGCCTGGAATACCTGTGTGGGGCTTATATTTTAGGTGTATAATTAATATGCTATGTCAGGTAAAGAATTGGCAGTCTATAATAAGCAACAATTCAAAAGGCGTCTGCAAGAGATTAAAGAGGCTAGTGGATGTGTAGACTGTGGAGAATGCAACCACATAGTTTTAGATTTTGATCACCTAAAAGATAAAAAATACAATATATCAAGAATGATTCATGATGGATTTTCTTGGGCAGCAATAAAAAAAGAAATATCAAAATGTGAAGTAGTATGTGCAAACTGTCATAGAATTAGAACTCACGATAGGTTGACAGGAAGCACATCCTAATGCTATAATTAAATATACCTATAGGAGGATACATTATGTCAGCAAAAGGAACAAGAGCACTTCTACTAGAAGTGATTGAAAAAGAGGTAGGAACTATTGAAGGACCTAAAGATAACGAAACAAAATATGGAGCCTGGAGTAAAGCAAACTTTCTTCCATGGTGCGGAAGTTTTGTTAATTGGTCAGCAATGACAGCGGGAATTAAAATTCCAAATACAGTTTATACACCAGCAGGTGTAACAGGATTTAAAAGTAAAAACAAATGGGTTCCAGTAAAAGGAAACAAACCACAGGCTGGATGGGTAGTATTTTTTGATTTCCCAGGTGGAAGAGATATTGATCACGTTGGTTGGATTTTTAAAGATAATGGTGATGGAACATGCATTACTATTGAAGGAAATACAACAGCAGATGGCAAGAGTGGTAGCCAGTCTAATGGTGGAGAGTGCGTAAAGAAACTTCGTGCATATGGACCAAATAAAAAAGGTTTGCCAGTATTTATTGCAGGGTATGGAGTAGTTGATTATCCTGATGCAGATACGCCATCAGTTAAGACACTTGAAGAAAAGAAAGTTGCTCTTGCAGAAGTTGCAAAATCACAAGGTGTAGATGTTCCTGAAGTTAAACTGTTTAAACCAATGAAGGTTGGTTCAAAGGGTCAGGGCGTTAAAAATGTTCAAGCACTTCTTAAGATTAATGCAGATGGCTCATTTGGTCCAACAACCGAAAAGGCTGTAAAAGCATTCCAAACAAAAGAAAAACTTAAGACAACTGGAATAGTTGATGAAGAAACATTTAGAAGGTTAAAGGGCGTTAAGTAATTAAATGGCTCTTTATGAATATAAATGTTCTGGAAAATGTTCTGAAATAGTTTTAAAACAGAGATCAATAAAGGAAGAAGATCCAGGGTATGATTGTGCAACTTGCAATCTACCACTGGAACGTGTATACTCTAATTTCGGGGTAATTTTAAATGGTTCAGGTTTCTATTCAACTGATAACAGAAAGTAGCGGTATACTATGAATACTATGATTGATGAAGAAGTTAAACCTAAAGAGTGGCAACTAAATGCATTAGATCGTTGTGATAGTTGTGACGCACAAGCATATGTTAAGGTAAAAGGTTTGCCTGGAGAACTAATGTTCTGCAATCATCATTATAACAATATTATGAATGATCCAGATGGATATACAAAAATGATGTCTTTTATGCTTGAAGTTATTGATGAGCGTGAAAAACTTATAGAAAACAGAGTAATGGGGAGTGCAAACTAATGTATGAGTATTTTGTTAAAAATGTAACAAATGTTGTTGATGGAGATACTATTGATGTAATTATTGATTTAGGGTTTGATATCCTATTTTCATCTCGTGTAAGGCTGGCAGGGATTGATACTCCAGAATCCCGCACAACTGACAAGGCTGAAAAAGTTCTTGGTCTTGAAGCCAAAGAGTATCTAAAGAAAAGTTTAAAGGATGCTAAATCTGTTATTATCAAGACAGAAAAGATGGACTCATCTGAAAAGTATGGTCGTATTTTAGGCTGGGTATATGTAAATGGAGAGACCGTATCTCTTAATGATAAGATGATTAATGATGGATATGCTTGGGGATACCTTGGAGACACTAAGGTAAAAGATTTTGAAGCACTTAAAAAGGCTAGAGTAAAGTCTGGTAAATGAAATCTGTATTTTACTTTACGGCAGACTGGTGTAACCCTTGCAAAAAAGTAAAGCCAATAGTCGAAGAGTTAAATAGAGAGCAAACAGAGGCTAACTTTCAAATAATTGATGTTGATATAGAAATGGAAATGGCTAAAAGTTTTCAAGTTAAGTCAGTGCCAACTTTTATTTTAATGAAAGACGGCATTGAAATTAATAGAATAACTGGAGCACAAACAAGAGATTCACTGATTGGATTCATAAATGGCTAGCGAAGAAGATGAGATTATAAACAGCCTGATTCTTAGTGGTGGTCTTGAGGTTGCTGCTTTAGATGAAGATACTGGGGAAATGTTATATTCCTTTACCCCTAAAATAGAAAAATTAATGCCAGACTTATATAAAGAGCATTTGCAAAGCGTTAATTCTGAGGTTATGAACTTGTGGGAAAAGGGATTTTTAAACCTAGACCTATTTGCATCAGATCCAATCATAACAATAACAGAAAAGGCTTTAAATAAAGAAGAAATTGAAGGTTTGTCTAAGCAAGAGCGATGGTCTTTGTTTGAAGTCATTAGGCTGCTCAAGCGTAAAGTCTGATATACTTTAGATAGAAACCTAGGAGGTTTGCTATGCCATATATGATTGGAGCCAAAGGCTCATTTGGATGTTCTGGATACCCAGCATTAAAAGAGGGTACCAATGAAGTTATGGGATGCCATGAAACAAGAGCAGAAGCAGCAGCACAAATCTATGCTATTAATCGTTCAGAAGGCAAAATAGGTAAAAGTATGCATGAAATTAAAGAGGGCGACTTCGTAATGTATATGGGCGAAGATAATAAGAATATGGTTGGTCGTGTTGAGTATGTTATGACAAACCCTGGACTTCTTGGACTACCAGGATCAGAATATTCTATGGAATATATGGAAAATGATAAGCCAGTTATTGTTCGTGAATATGAAGAAGAAGATGGCGCATGGGAAGAAAAATCATATGTTACTTATCATCGTATGTCTGAAGTTATTAGGATTGAATCACTGTCTGTCTCAGTAGAGATGGTTATGGAGATGGGATCAAGTGGAACTGGAATTCCAGCAATGCCAGAACAATCTGATATGGAAAACATGTATAATGTTCAAATTGGTAAAGCAGAAAATACGGAGGATGAAATGGAAAAAGCAAAGAAACCAAACTATGGTGAAATGATTCAACCACGCAGAGGTGGGTCAACACCTTCTAATCCACAACTTTACGCAAGAGTTGTTCAGGCAGCAAAAGATAAGTTCGATGTTTATCCTTCTGCAGTTGCAAACTCTTGGGTAGTTCAAGAATACAAGCGTCGTGGTGGAACTTACAAATCAGATTCACAATCTACAACAAAAAGTATTTGGGATGGATCCTTTAATCCAAAAGGTTTAATAAAATAATGCCTAAAAGAAAAGCGGGATCTTTTAATCCATATCAAATTAAAGATGGATGGATTGTAAAATTGTACAAGGATGGAAGAATTAGATCTAAGATTGAGCCTTATGCTCCAAAGCCTAAGAAAAAGGTAACTGACAATGGCTGACACATATTCTCCAACTTCTGGAATGAAGGCTGCTGCACGAAGAGCGCTTAAGTGGAAAGAAGATGGCAAAGCAACTGGTGCTGGAACCCCTGTAGGTTGGGGTAGAGCAACAGATATCGTAAACGGATCTCCTATGTCTCTTAGCACTGTTAAAAGAATGTTCTCTTTTTTTTCTCGTCATGAAGTAGATAAAAAAGGTAAAGGTTTTTACGATGGTCCAGAATTTCCTTCTAATGGAAGAATTATGTGGGATGCTTGGGGTGGCGATGCTGGCTTCTCTTGGAGTCGTGCAATTGTAGAAAGAGAAAAGAAAAAAGTAGAAAAGGCTTGGGATGGAAGCGCATTTAGTTTTAGAAAGGGGTAGAAAATGAATGATTTAGGTATTGAGGAATTAAAACAAATAATTAATTTCTATAAACAAAAGTCTTCAGACTTAGAGTTTACTTTATTGCAAACTCAATTAAAGTTAAATAAGATTATCTCTCTTCAATCAAACGAAGAGTCAATTCCAGCAACTAAAACTGTCATAGATAGAAAAAATAAAAACTAGTCTTTAGGAGAATATATGGAATATATCCTCATTGTGGGCTTGACATCTATAGTTAGTTGGTCTATAATTAGAGTAATAAGGAAAAATGCTAAAAAAGGTTTTTCAAAAACTCTGTACAGTCAAAGCGACATACATAAGTTATTGAAATATTTTTTTTCATTGAACATAACTAACAGTGAAAAACCTCTTTCTCAGTTGACAAAGCGTAAAGAAAGAGATATGATTAAGGTTATTGTTATGGGAAACCTAGCATACTGGGTATCTGAAAACATATTTTATGTTGCAGAGGCTGTTGATGGAGAGGTAATACCTCAAACAGCAGAGCCAGTAGATACAAACAGTATGTCAAGAAAAGACTTAGATAAAATGCTATTTATATTAGATAGCCTAAAGAATGGAAAGAAAAATGATAGTAGCAGTGCAGGGAACGAATGATTTTGATGATTACAACATCTTCATTCGTGCTATGGGGGTTGCACTTTC